CATTCCTGGCGATTCCTGCGCTGAACGAGAACGACGAAAGCAACTTTGACTACAAGTATGGCGTAGGGTTCACAACAGATTTTTACCGTGAACAGCGCGAAATTATGGACGACGTGTCGTGGCGGGCACTGTACATGAATCAGCCCATTGAGCGCGAGGGCTTACTTTACGACGCCAATGAGCTGCGGAGGTATTTTGAGCTTCCGGATAGAGAACCGGATGCCATCATATCGGTGTGCGATACGAAGGACAGGGGTACAGACTACTGCGTAATGCCGATTGCATACCAGTACGGGAACGATTACTACATAGAGGATGTTGTGTGTGACAATTCCAACCCGGAGATCGTTGAGCCGCGTTTGGTGGAGAAATGCATCAAGCATAAGGTGCAAATGAGCCGGTTTGAGAGCAACAGCGCAGGCGGGCGTGTGGCGCAGAGCGTTCAGGCGGAAATCAAGCGGCGCGGCGGCATAACAAAAATCACCACGAAGTACACCACGCAGAATAAGGAGACCAAGATCATTATGGCCAGCCCGTTCGCCAAGGAGCATTTCCTGTTCAAGGATGATACGGTATCGAGAACGGACAAGGAGTACCGACGCTTTATGAACTTTGTATGCTCATACACAATGGCGGGTAAAAACAAATGGGATGACTGCTGCGATGCTCTGAGCATGCTGGTTGACTTTGTGCAGAGTTTTTCGCAGTCTCGCGTGGAGATCGTCCCGAGGCTGTGGTGACTGCTCCGAGGCTGACTGCTGCGATCTGTCCAAACAAAAACCACAAAATATGGCATCAATTAAGCCACAAAATATAGTATCAGCATATTGACAAATACACAAAATATGGTATAATGCTATCGGAGAAATCCACCTTAGCTTATTTTTGGCGCTAAGTTGCGCAGACCGAAAGGTTTGGCAGCTTGGCGCTTTTTTGTTAGGTGGATTTTGTGGAGGCGGCTGCAATAGACAGCGGCTCCAATAGATTTTGATTTTTGTCGAATGCTGTCAGGAATTGTTTTGAAGACTCGCACAGGAGGGTGGTGAAACAGTGGCGACTCAGAGCACGGCGCGGAGCATGTATGGCCGGAAGCAGATATTTACGAGCGAGGCTGTCATTGACCGCAGCAATGTGATTGATGTGCTGAACGAGGCCCTGAAGATCCACGCTCAGAACCGCGAGGACGAGGTGTATCTGGAGAACTACGTCCGTGGCAGACAGCCGATTCTTGACCGGGTCAAGGCGTATCGCGATGAGATCAACAACAAGATTGTGGTCAACATTGCGAACCAGATTGTGACGTTCAAGACGGCTGAGTTCGCGGGAGAGCCGATCCAGTATATCACGCGCGGCGGCGGAGAAGACGTGCCAGACAAGGTGACGCAGCTCAATTCCATGATGCTGTCGGAAGGCAAGCAAAGCAAGGACATGGAGCTGGCATACAACATTTTCACCTATGGCGTTGGGTACAGGCTGACGGTGCATGACCCGGACACCACGGAGGACGAGGAAGAGCTGTTCGATGAAGCGCCGTTTGAGATGTTCATTCCTGACCCGAAAAACACATTTGTGGTCAGGCTGTACGACGTCTCCAAGCGCGTGGTGATGGGTGTCACCTATGTGTACACGGACAGCAGGGAAAATCGTGTCCGCTTCACAGTGTATACGCCGAACGAGACGTTCACCATCGAGGGCACAGCATCCCGCGCTGAAAAGATCGTGGACAACGTGAAGCACAACTTTGGGCTGGTCAGCCTGGTGGAGTACCCGTGCAATCCGCTGTACATGGGGGCGTTTGAGGTTGTTCTGCCGCTGCTGGACGCGATTAACACTACGCAGAGCAACCGTCTGGACGGCATTGAGCAGTTTATCCAAGCGATCATGGTCTTTGAGGGCGTAGACATCACCGCCGAACAGATCATGGAGCTGAAGGAGATGGGAGCGCTGAAGCTTCCGCCCGCTTCTGATGGCCGCGCAAGCCGTGTCTACTACCTGAACGAGCAGCTGGATCAGAGCCAGACGCAGACGCTGGTGAACGACATGTACCAGACTATCCTCCAGATTGTCGGTATGCCGAGCCAGGGCGACGGAAGCACTTCCGACAGCTCCAACAACGGCGCTGTGATCATGCGGAACGGCTGGTGGAATGCTGAGGCCCGCTCCCTTGAGACAGAGGGCATGTGGAAGGCGTCTGAGACGGAATTCCTCAAGATTGTCCTCAAGATTTGCCGGGACACTAACGAGCTTGGCGATCTGATGGTCTCCAACGTTGAGCCGAAGTTTGGTCGGCGCAGCTATGAAGACCTCTTGGTCAAGACGCAATCCTTCAGCACGCTGCGTTCCGCCGGTTGCCCGTCCATCCAGGCGTTCAAGTTTAGCAAACTGTCAAAAGATCCCGAGAGCGACGCGAAGCAGTTCGACGACTATCAGGAAGAGCAGGCGGCGAAACTTGACGCGCTGGCTGGAGTCGGTGCTGGTGGCGCTGGTGATGACGGAAGCAGCGGAGGCGGTAGTTCCGCTGCCCTTGCGTCGGCATCATCCACCAGCACATCCGCGACGGTTGAAGGCTCCGGCCACCCGCAAAACTCGATTGGTGTCTGCCCGATTTGTCACCGCTCGTTCAAGAAGACGGCCAACAACCAGAAGTATGACCGCGCTGAGTGCCGTGAGAAAGCCAAGAACGCCAATAAGGAAGCCGGTGGCAACCTGTGACGGATCTCTACGCGATGGCTGACCGGGCGATCAAATCCATGAACCGGGAGAACCTGAAGGCGTTTGGTCGGCTGAAACTGGCCAAGTGGGACGAGATCAACGTGGTTCGGGCGGTCGGCACAGTGTATGACGAGTCGGCTGCGCTGGCCCGGAAACGGTATCTGGAGATCGCGAAGGACGCCTACATCCGCGCTATGGTGGAGGCCGGGAAGACACGGAAAGAAGCCGAGAGAGACGCCTGGGAAGACATCACGATGCTGTGGCTGCTTGGGCTGCTGGAAGATGTGGATCCGGTGATGATGTACTCGTTTGCAACGGAAACGGAGCGGAAAAAGCAGCGTCTTATCGAGGCGCTGTCCGTTGCTGAGAACAAGAACCAGGAGATCGACAGGGCGCTGAGAGCCTGGACTGTGCAGGTCGCGCAGTTTGCGGACAATGCGGTCTACAGGGCAAGAATCGACGCATTCAGAGCAGCTGGCATCGAGAGCGTTATGTGGGTGTCTCAGCGTGACGACAGGGTGTGCCGCGACTGCGATGACCTGGATGGGGAGATATTCCAGATTGATCAGATTCCGCCGCCACAGCATCCGCATTGCAGGTGCCACGTTGTGCCGGTACTTGATTAACAACAATGTTTCCCGCGAGAGCGGTTTACATCGTCGCAGAGAAGTGACGTAAAACAATTCGCAACAAAGTGGCGGAGATGCCACTCAAATAAAGCGCAAAGGAGAAACACTATGACTGACATCGAGAACACCGTTGGTACTGAAACTACCGAGACCGAAACCGAAGTAACCGAAACGACCGCGACGGAAGCAAACGACAGCGCTGAGATTGCCAAGCTGAAGGCCGAAATGGCGCGGCAGAAGGCTGCACTGGACAAGGCTACCAAGGAAGCCGCCGAAAACAAGCGTCTTCTGCGTGCAAAGCAGACTGCGGAGGAAGCCGCTGCTGAAGCCGAAAAAGAGCGGCAAGAGGCAATCGAAAAGGAACTGAACGAGCTGCGCAAGGAACGCGCCGTTGCTCAGGTAAGCAAGCATGTTTTTACTTTCGTTCAGGACGAAAAGGCCGCGACAAACATTGCGGAGCACCTCTACGGCGCTGAAGATGCCGACGCCGTTGTGGATGCATTCAGCAAAGCCTGGGCGGCTCGTGAAAAAGCATTGAAACTGGAATACGGCAAGGTTCCCGCTCCCGGTGCCGGAAGCCCCGACGGTACTCCGATGACAAAAGACCAGATCATGGCGATCAAGGATTACGCCGAACGGCAAAAAGCCATTTCGGAGCACATCAATCTATTCAGATGAAAGGAATGATGAAACGTGCCTGCTATCACTAACACTACCACCACTTCCCAGTTTACTGGCGTTTCCATCAAGGAAATCGACTTTATTGAGCGCTTTCAGTCCAACTGGAATGCCCTGATCGAGATCCTTGGCATTATGCGCCCCATCCGCAAGGCTCCCGGCACCAAGCTGGTGTCCAGCCGCGCGAGCATTACGCTTCAGAACGGAACCGTTGAAGAAGGTGCAGAAGTGCCGCTGTCCCTGGCGACCGTCGTGCCTGTGGCCTATGAAGACCTGGCTCTTCTGAAGTACCGCAAGGCCGTGACCGCCGAGGCTGTAACGAAGTACGGCGCTGCCATCGCTGTGCAGAAGACCGACGACGCCCTGCTGAACGAGCTTCAGGGCAACGTGCTGGATGATTTCTACACCTTCGCGCAGAGCGGCACCCTGACTGCCGCCTACACCACCTTCCAGATGGCCGTGTCCATGGCTGTGTCCCTGGTCAAGGACAAGTTCAAGAAGATGCGCCGCGACTATTCCAACATCGTGGCCTTTGTGAACACCCTGGATGTCGGTGAGTATCTGGGCGGCGCTAGCATTTCTCTTCAGACCATGAACGGCATCGAGTATCTGAAGAA